GTCCACCAATGATTCAATATATCATCTAATATCACCACACCCTCGTTGCTGATTGCGCGGTTAGCAATTGTTAAATCATTCATTACGTGTATAGGTGTATGTCCACCATCCACTGAAAAGAATTTAATAGAACCGGGTTGAATAAGTTTATCTAATTGTAAACTAGAGTCTGTACTATCACCTTGTATGATAAGTGTATTACGTCCATTGTATCTATCAAAATTTTCTAAGTTTTTTCTAAAAAGATCAAGATGACCTGTTCCGGACTTGTCTACATTAAGTTGTTGTTCATTGAATATATCAATGGCATATGATTTAAAATTTTCATCTACAGTTTGATTTAATAGTAGAAAAAATTTACCATCTTGTATACCAATTTCAGCAACACCGCCTCGTTGGTTTATTGATTGTGTAGAAAGCAGGTCAATGGTGTTAAATGTATCATTATAACAAAAACCTTGGACTGATTCAAAATTAGGATAGTATTTTTCTATGTAAGGGTTAATAAATGCCATTGTTTATATAGGTTGACTTTTTAAGAATTCTGGATATTGTTTATTAAAATGTCTCATTATAACGCCAGCAAGTTCGTGTGCTTGATTTTCTTCAGGACTACCAGTTGTACCGCTTTTGTCATTGAGTTCATTTCTAATATCTTGTCTGTAATGTACAAGTTCGTGAGCTACGGTTCTAAGTATATCAACCGGATGACGATTTAATATGGCCACGTGCAGAGTTTTCTCACCATTTTTATACATACCAAAACTTGGTTGACCACCTGACTGTATCTCTGGTTCAAAGTTCATTCTAGGTAATCTATCAATATTTAATATTTCCATGGCCAAGGGCAGGAACTTTTTGAACATATCAACGAATGTTGCTTGTGATTCTTGTCCTTCAACTAATAACTCTGTGATCTTCATATTGTATTTAGTGCTGGTTACTTTCTCCAGCGTACACTAACGGGGTACAGTCTTATTCATCCGGACGCCTGGAGCGAGCTCCTAACCGTTACGATCTAACGGGCCCTAAGGTGGGTTCTTAAATATTCTTCTGTTTTTTCAGTATATATACCTGTAACTTGTAAAGTTGCTCTAGGTACGTGACCTGCATTAGCAGTAGAATGTGGTACGTTTATCCAATCAAATGTATTTATTGATCCTGCTAGCCAGCGTGACCACATATAATTTCCAAAACTCCAAAAATGTCCTGGTTGCCAATCTGTTAGTTGTACAAAATAACGTACTACTTGACTAGGATTTTCTGGCATCCATTTTTCTAATTTGTCTAAATGTAAATTCCAAACTTGACCTGGATGCTGTACGTGTATTCGAGCCATAGTTGACTCAAGCCCAAATTGATCTGCAATGTTTTGAAACACCGGGGCAAGTTCATAATTTAAATTAGTCACTATATAATCTTTACTCATACCATATGATTCTAAATCATATTCTTCACGACCGTGTTCTTCACTGCTACGAACTTTAGTATCATTAGGGTTACCTCTAGTACGCCACGTTACAGGTTTGCTAGTTTCTATTGCAGCGGCTAATTCATTTTTCCAGTTGGGTTCTATATGTCCTAATTGTTCTACTCTATCCCATTTTGGATTCCATCGTTCGGGATCAAAATGATATGCACTACGTTGTTTAATTAATTCCCAATTTGAGTTAGTCATTTGATTTTAATCTTTCTAATGTTGATATATATTTTTTATAGAATGGACGTACTAAATCATAGTTATAATTTTCTAATTCTATAAACTCGTAGCACTTGCTTAATGATGATTCAAATTTATCTTCGTTGAGAAAATCTCTTGAATCCCATTCAAACTTTGAATTTGAAAATACATTTACTTTTTCACAAAGAGTTTTTTCAGCAACTTGTAGTTTTTCAAAATTAGGAAATACTTTTAAGTGTGGATACTTTTTTATAAGATCAAAGATATTGTTTGCTCCCCATCTCCATTCAACAAAATTAAAATTATGTTTAAATACCAACAATTTTGGTTGAGCCCAAACATTTAAAAAATTATCAATCATTGAGGTGTCATGTGCAACAACAAAAAACTTTTTATCTTCTTTTGATATCTTATCAATAATACTAGGATATGACTCTGGCAATTGCGGAGTACCACCATATAAAAATCTACATCCTAAATCTAGATCATTCCAAGTCTTTCCAACATTATCCAATCTTTTCAGTAATTCTAGTTGTTTTGCTGCTGGACTGAGATTACCAGATATCTGTTTCTCTACTAATTTTAAATCTTGCAAATATGCTTGGTCGCTTATACCTAAACAATTTATTAAAAATCTACCACCACTCCACTGTGGATATATTGCCAGAACCACTGACTTAGAATATCTGTTCATATAACTTTTACACGTATATCATTGGTTGCATAATCTTGTATATATTCTTTTGGAGGAAGTTCTATCTTTAGAGCTCGGGCCAATTCACGATTGGTACTAGGATGCTTACCATCAAATTTCCAATATGCATCAAGTATGCCTTGATTCTGTTCACTAATGATTTGAGCCATTGTGCGTAAATCTTTATAATACTTATTGTATGTGGGATATGTGATATTAAAATGGCCGCATTTGACCCACCATCCTAAACAAGCATCGTCTGAACGATGTACAAGGATAATAGGACAATCGGACCAACACGTTTTTAAGAAATTAATATTATTAGCAAAGATATGACTCTTAATGATACGCACACCCTTGCCACTAAAAGCACTATCAAATATATCTTCTAGTGCATCTTTGCTTAATGTAGACAGGTCAGTAGGCAAATCAAATTCCATACCGGGATCAAAGTATGCACCTAAATGCATTAGATCCAGTTTGCCGCTGGCATCGTGATAATAAGTACGCTCATCACTATAATCACTTTGATCTAAGCTAGAGCTGTAATAGATGTTCTTTACTACGCTGCTCCATTTAGAACCAGGAGCACCAGCTACAAATATATATTTCATTCAGGCTTAAACTTTCTAGCAATAGGTTGCCACTCGTTTCTTAATTTTGTCATACTGCTGTTTAATCCCTCAGGAGTATGTTCTTTAGGAGTTACAAACATCATGTTTTCGTTGAATTTTTCTTTGGCTTCTTTACTATTGATAGCAGGGATGAAATTTGTACGATACCAATCTTGTATATCTTTAGGAGTACCTTTGGGTAATATTAAATTCCAGCAACCATAAATGTTTAATCCTGGTATATAGTCTTTCATTAATGGTACTTTTTCTAAACCGTGTAATGGAACTTCGCCTGCAATTCCAATTAGTTTTAATTTACCTGCTTGCAAATATGGATAACCTACTGCTACAGGAGTAACTCCAAATTCAACGTGACCGCCCATAACATCTACTAAGGCTTGTGCTGGACCTTTGTACATAGCAGTTTCTACTCTATCCCCACCTTGTACATTTAGTTTAGTAGTTAAGTACTCTACAGCAAGTTTATGTCCACCACCACCTATGGCAAAGTTAAGCTGTCTTTGTTTAGATCTAATTTCATTTATCAATTCTTCAGGTGTGTTTACTTTGCTGTTCGGAGTGGCCCAAAATGCCAGTGGACTTCTAGCAATGTTGGCCACTGGCTCAAACTCAAAAATGTTAAATTTAATCATTTGTGGATACCATACTTCGGCTGTTACCCATTGACTATTACAAGCAGGTACTGATACAGTATGTCCATCATTGATCATTGTATTAAAATAGTTAGTAGCAAGATTACCGTCTGCACCTGGCTTATATTCAGATACAAATTTTGCACCAGTATTTTTTTCCACTATATCTGCTACAATTCGAAAACTAATTTCATTACCAGCACCTGGGCCATTTGGAAATACTACGGTAATTGGTTTTGTTGGTTGCCAAGCAAAGGCTAATGCTGGTATTAATAATAAAATTCCTAGAATTGTTTTCATGTAGTCTCCTGTATATAAATATCTACAACTGCAAATATTTATAGTATTTCTATAAAAAAATACTAGAATATGAAAAAAATTATATGAACACAAAAATTTTTAATCTAATTAAAGAAAATTTACAACTTGCTTTTAATTTGCCCAAGTATAGTAACATTTCTATAGACGACTCCATAGTAGTGGATCAACTGCCCTGGACACCTGCTCGTTATAGAAAGTTTAAGGATGCTGTAGAAGCAGAATTAAGTTTACCTTGCGAATACAGAGGTACACTTAAAGAGATTGTTGATGATCTCAGTGAACGTTATACACACAGGTTCTTTAGTGAAATTTGGAAACCACGAACAGGCGACTATGAGCATACTGGGTGGAGCCTAGTAGACGAAGTTAATGAATTAAATCCTAGCTCAGTGTTAGATATAGGGTGCGGTTATCATCCATTTAAAGGACGTATACAAAATATCATAGGCATCGATCCCTATAATGATTGTGCGGATTACGAAGTTGATATACTAGAATATAAAGTAAAACCTGCCAGCCACGATGTGCTTATTGCATTGGGTAGTATTAACTTTAATAGTAAAGATGAAATTGAAGCAAGATTTAGCCACTGTGTTAACATACTCAAACAAGGTGGGAAATTCTTTCTAAGAGCCAATCCAGGCATTCCTCATAAAACTGGTCCGTATGTTGATATATTTCCCTGGACCTTTGAAGTGGTTAACGAGTTTGCCGAAACGTACAATCTAAAATTAGATACATTCAAACGTGATGCTAATGATAGATTGTACTTTGTATATACTAAACTTTAATCAGCAGCATTGGCACCACATTTGGCACGTTTAGCATTGGTCAAGGCACCGAAGTTTACAGGCCACTCAGCACCTGGTGCTAGTTCTCGAGCGTTTGGTGGGAAGGCAAATTGTACACCTGCTGTTTGTTGAATCTGTGCTATAGGTAAACGGAACTTGGTTAAGTCATTGCCTAAGTTTACATAAGGTTTAGTATGTGGAAATGCCCAACCTGCTATTTCTTTAGTGGTATTATTGATCACAATCTTGTAGTATCCGTGTGGTACAATAACACCATTACCAATTGTAGGATCACCTTGTCCGTATACTGCACCAACATAGATAGTATATGGTTGATTTAGTTGTACTGCCCAACCACGTACACTTGTTTCTAATAGTTTCCAAATGCCTCTGTTCAATGATCCGTGTTGTGGATACATATTAGTCATTAAGAAACTTTCATATTCAACTTGCTGTGTCCAACTTAGATCACCGTCTGGTGCGGCGTGACCTTTGTCGTAGCCCGTACCAGCATAGTCATCCGGACGAGCACCTGTGCCACCTAAACTTTGATCTGCTACAAAAGCGTTGGTACGTGGAAAACATCCCAGGGCGTTTTGTGGTAGCAATGTATATGCTACATATACTGGAATCTTTACAGGAGCATCATAGGCAACTAGATATGCTTCACGGCAAATAGGAGTTGCTGTACGTTGTGTTTGTGCAAATCCATATGGACTATGTACAGCACAGGCCTGTACAGGATTTGGGGCACGTTGGTCCCAGGCTTGAGCTAATCCTGCTAGAAATAGCAGTGCAATAGTTAGTAGTTTTTTCATGGTAGTCCTTTATAAAACTACCAGTATTTATATTATCTACGCACGAAATGATAGTCGCCATCTGGACCATTGTTACTAAACAGTCCTTGGCAATCGTAGCCAATTGAATCCATATAAGCAATCACGGTATCTCGCAGTGGAGCACCTTTGTTATATTCTACTACCTGTAATTCTAATAGAATATGTTTAGCAGTTTTGATAGTTTCCTGGGCACCCTGAAGAATGTCCATTTCTGCACCCTGTACATCCATTTTAATTAAGTCTGGTGCTGGATATTGTTTAAGATTTACGATAGCATCCAATGTAATTGTACGTAATTGTTTACGATGTGATTCATTAAAATACTGTGGTGCTTCTAGATTAACTTTTTCATTTTCAATGTAATAGCTATTTCCACCTGGGTGATAATCATTTTGATAAAAGTCTACTTCTTTACCACTTTCATTACTGAGCAATCCCATATGGTATTTTAAACCACGTTCTTGATATAAGAATTCGCAGCTATCCATGGCTTCAAATACTACATATTCTGCATCAGGCCATACACGCTGTGCCTCATTGGTCCAATGTAATACACAGGCTCCTACGTCAAATATAATCTTTGGTTCAAATCCTGATGCTTTTAGTTTTGCAAGATAGTCAACGTGGTCTCTTGGAATTAATCGTTGACTTCCTAGATCACGCAATCTTGCTTTAATATCAACAACACCTTTTGTTTCTATCACAGTTGTATTCATATCAACATTAAAAGTAAAACTTCCGATATGTCTGCATAACACACTTGGATCTGCCCAGATAGTAAATCCTTTCTCTCCTGCTTTTCTACAGAAATCCACATCTTCGGATACTGTGTCATTCATACTAATGGCGCTGTAATATTTAAATTGTGGATATCCCACAGTTTTTAATACTTCAGCTTTGATCAATGCACAACCAAATCCACATCCTGCAACCTGTGTTAGCTCTCGACCTTTTAATTTTCCAAAAGGCATATTAACCATACCACCGGTGGAAGTATGTTCATAAATTTCTATTATATGTTCGCCGGGTTTACGTTGTATGTAGATACCACTAACAATATCTTTATCGTGTGCCAACATTTTAGACAATGTGTTAGGTAAGAATGCAATGTCGCTGTCTACGGAAAATAGATAATCATATCCCTTGACCACCCAATCTGCAATTAAATTGCGAACTTGATCTATGTTATATCCATAGAAGTATTGGAATGTGGTTTCGTATCCTTCCGGCACATCTAAATCATAGATACTTTTAAAAGTATCAGGTTCAATGTTCTTAGCTGTGGGAATTGCTATCAGTATCTTTTTTTTAGGTTGATTCATTTTATTAACTATCTCTTTTGCATTTTTAGTTTGCTCATCGCCATTAACTTTGTAGTCGTTAATTGGACTGGCATCATTATAATTATACACTATATCTTGTATACATTTTACTCGATTGGGATCTGCTGCTTCTATTAGCGCATAGAATACACTGCCATCTCCACCTGCTTTATACCAATTACCAGTTGAATCTTGGAATTGACTATCATCAATGGTATTGAGCAGACTTTTCTTAAAGGTTCGTAAATGTGTATAGGGTAATATCCAATTGAAATGATGATTTCTATATGATCTATTTTGTTTTACTTCTTCTGGATAAGGTTGACTAATCAAAGGTATACTATCAACCATACTCCAACACGAACCATAGGTAAATTCAGTGGTACCATCGTATATGGAATTGTAGTAAGAGAATATAGTGTTATCGCTGGTTAGACTATCATCACCGTCAAGTAGCATCACTATGCTATCATCACTGATTATGGATCTGATGTTTTGTATCTGATTCCTAACTGCTCCTAAATTCTCAATGTTAGATATAACAGTGAATTTATTTCGTACATCCTCAGGCAACAATTTTAAAGTTGCCATAATAATTTCTAAGGTATTATCTGTGCTTGCATCGTCAATTAAAATATGTTGATAATTATCATAATCTTGAGATGCCACACTGAGTATACAACGAGTAATATAACTAGCACAATTATAGAATGGACTAATTACAGCTATCTTTTGTTCGTTACCTGATTTATAATTTTCTAGCTCAATGGAATTAGTAAATCTTCTATTCCAAATTTTATGTACTCTGTGATTAATTTTTGATACTGCACGGAATTCATCTCTAGGCAAATACATACCTAGACGTTGTACCATTAGTTGTTTCCACTGTAACGCTACACTATCCCATCCTGCTATGTCTTTGACAATGTTACAGTAGTATTGTTTTTGTTGATGTAGATACTTGTTGTGATATGCTTGTATTGTTAAATTTACAAACTTATCAATTTGCTCAGGGGTGTTTATGTCAGGAAATAGTCCATTAGGTTCAATGGCATAGTCTATTAGATAACAAGCACCTTCTAATGCTATTTCTTCTAAGGCACCAAATCTACAAGTGATAATAGGAGTATTGTATAGTAGACTTTCTAATGATGATATACCAAATGTTTCAGGAAAGAGTGCAGGGTATATCATATAACTAGCTGATGTTAATATCTCAGCAATTTCTTTCTGAGGTATAACTCCAGTATATTCTATGCCCAGTTCTTGATTACGTGGATCAGCAGCCATAATGCGCCAATCTTTTTCTTGTTGATCTGGTTCTGAACCTTGACTAAATCTATAGTATCCGCCAATTACTTTTAATCTTGCACTGGGTATATGTGCTTTAACACGTGGCCATATTTGATTAATTAATGGAACCATGCCTTTGGTTACACTGGCATTATACACAAACAGATTAGGATCTTTGGCCTTTATGTCAATTTCTTTTTTAAAATTACGAGCACCATTACGTGTAATAAACAGTTTGCGTTTTAGTACTTCAAAATTACGTCTACGTCCATGATGACAGTTAGCTACATATGTTAAATGGAAATCACTGAGTGTGAATATATCTGTAATACGATTTTCTACAGCAAGTTCTTCTATGAGATTATCACCAAGACAAAATGTATCATGCATCCATAATATACGCA